CTAATATTCAACCCATCGAGGGCATGCTGCGACAGTGCATGCGGAGATCGACCTCCTAAAAAGTCGCTTCCGCACTGGCTAACGCGATAACTGGCCGTAAAGATTCGACTACTTTCTATTTAGGAGGCTATCTAATGGCTAATACAAACTTTGGTCTACAGACCCAAGAAGAATTAACGCTATGGTCCATGCAATTATGGAAACATGCGCGTAACTACTCATTCGTCAACAAACTCATGGGCAAAGACTCTAATGCGATGGTTCAGCACATTACTGAGCTGAAAAAATCGGATAAAGGTGCCCGCGCTGTAATCACTCTGTTAGCTGACCTGGAAGGGGATGGTATCTCAGGCGATCGTACGCTGGAAGGCAACGAAGAAGCCATGAAATCCTACGACCAAGTGATCCGCATTGACCAATTGCGTCACGCGAATCGCCACGAAGGTCGTATGGCTGATCAGAAATCAGTTGTTGAGTTCCGTAATAACAGCCGCGACGTGTTGGCCTATTGGTTAGCAGACCGTGTGGATCAAATGGCATTCTTAACTTTGTCAGGCGTTTCATATGCGATGCGTAACAACGGCTTGCCACGTGTAGGTTCAGATTTACCGTTCCTGGAATTCGCTGCTGACGTTAAAGCACCTACCAACCAACGTAAATTACGCTGGAACGGTACTGCGAAAACGTTATCCGTCAACGGCGCTACTACAGACGTCGCTGCAGCAGATACCCCTATGTGGGAGCTGTTCGTACAGTTGAAAGCTTATGCTAAAGACCAGTACATGCGCGGCGTGAAAGGTCCAGGCGGTCAGGAAGTATTCCACGCCTTCTTAACTCCACAAGCGATGGCTCGTCTGAAATTAGACGATACCTATATGCAAAACGTGCGTAATGCTCGTCAGCGTAGTGCTAACAACCCTCTGTTCACTGGCGACAGTGTAGAAATCGACGGTATCGTGTTCCACGAATTCCGCCATGTCTACAACACTGCCGGCGCTGCATCGGGTGACAAGTGGGGCGATGATGGTACGGTCGACGGCTGCCAAATTCTGTTCTGTGGTGCTCAAGCTTTGGCCATGGCAGATATCGGCAACCCTACATGGGTAGAAAAAGGCTTCGACTACGATAACCAACAAGGCGTCTCTATTGCCAAGATTATGGGATTCTTGAAGCCACAGTTCAACAGCATTTACTCAGGTAACACAGTGCAAGATTTCAGTGTTATCTCTGTGTATGTTGCTCAGTAACTTACGGCCTAATTAAGAGGAGCAAAATCATGGCTAAATTAATCACTACACGTGGTGCTCAGTGGCCTTTGACTGCTGAGTTCACCTTCAACTTTGACGATACGATGGTAGATGTCAACGGCGCGACTGTAGATTTCGCAACCGTTGCCTCAAAAGTCGTAGAAGCAATTAACCTTCCTACTGGTGCCATCGTTGTTGGTGGCGAGGTAGTAACCGAAACAGCTGTGACCGGGGCAACCGCTTACAATGTTTCAGTCGGCGACTCCGGTAGTGCTACGCGCTATTTAGGAGCCACCAATCGAGTCACCGCTGGTCGGACAGCATTAGTACCTACGGGTTATGTAGGTAATGGTGAAAATATCCGGGTAACGGTAGCGCCTACTGTAGCACCCGCTACAGCAGGTAAAGTAACAGTGCGAGTGGGCTACGTTGTACGTAACCGCGTCAACGAAACTCAAACGCATTAATTGCTGAACGGCGAGGGGCCTCCGGGCCCCTTTTCGTAATGCCTTACCTCTGGAGATCGGAACATGAGTAAAAAACAACCCAAGTTGGTCCTTAACCGGAACCACATCCTAACAACACGTTATGGCCATTCGATTCGGTTCATTAAAGATAAGCCTATCCACGTACCGCGTTTGGCGTACAACGAAGCGATCGGTATCGGTGCAGTACCTGAAGATGGCGCAGATCCGAATGTTTTAGATGACGATAACAAAAAAACAGCGCCTGTAGATCCTATCGAACGCGGTGAACTGATCAACGTAGCCATCCTGGAATTGATGGACACCAACGATCGCGAAGATTTCACAGCCTCTGGTTCTCCGAAAGTAGATTCTGTCTCTAAGAAAGTTGATTTCAAAGTAGACCAGCGTGAAATCCAGGAACAGTTCAAAGCTATCCAGGAAGCACAAGTTGCTGCCAAAGAACAAGAAGACGCTGACAAAGCTGCTTCGGAAAACAAAGATAAGTAATTATGGACTCTACTTCCCTAATCAAGTTATTCCGGGCCGACGTCAACGATACGTTGAAACCATATCTGTGGACCGACCCAGAATTGCTTAGTTACTTAGACGACGCACAGAAGATGTTCGCTCGTCTGACGGGGGGTATTTCCGATGCGTCCTCAGACGTTACCCGGCTAGAAGGTTTAGCCGGGGAAGCGTTTGTTACTATCAGTCCGCGTATTTTGAAGATCCGACAAGTTCAACGGGTTTCCGACGCCCGGGATTTGGATATCCTGAACTTCGAGGATCTTCAAAATACGTTGGCCGTAGATGATTACGGTTTTCAACAAGGGTTCAAGCTTGACAACCAGCAGGGAGAAGTCCGCGCTGTGATCAGCGGTATGGAGCAAGGCAAGTTGCGATTGCTCCGTATTCCTGAGGCAGACGTTTCGTTGCAGATGATCGTCTACCGCATGCCCCTTAAAGACATAGTTGATTTCGACCAGAAACTTGAGATCGAGGAGCAGCATCACCGGCATTTAATGTTGTGGATGCGCGCTTTGGGGCACCAGAAACCAGATGCTGAGACTTACGATCGGACGATGGCTCAGGCATACGAAGCTAAGTTCTACGGGTATTGCGATCAGGCTAAAGCAGAGCGTGAACGCAAAGAGCATAAATATCGAACTGTTGCATACGGTGGGATTTAATAATGGCCTGCGAATTAGCTGAATTAGACCTTTGTATTCGTAAAGGGGATACCATTCGTATACCTTTGCGTATTGAAACAGATTTAATGACCTGGGCCCCGATTACAGATATCGACCAGTCAGCGCCGGTGAGAATCACAGCGGTTGATCACGGCCTACCGGACGAATGGAAAGCAGCAGTGGTTGGCGTAAAAGGTATGAAGGAAATCAACGCGGACTCCTTAGCACTGTCTTCAGCATTCACACGTGTAACGGTTATTGATGACGACACTATTGAGTTCAACCATATCAACGCAGCTGTATTCAAGCCCTATATCAGTGGCGGTCATTTGGTGTACTACACCCCATTCGACTTTACTATCTATACAGGCGCGAGGATGCAGGTAAAGGATAAAGTTGGTGGGGACGAGTTGGCTCTGTTCACTACTGACGACGATACGTTGGAATTAGATAACACCAACAAAATTTTATGGATTAACATGACTGCTGCAGATAGCGCAGCACTTGATTTTAAAACTGCTGTGTTTGATATTGAACTGGTGGCAGGCAGTGGAGCGGTACGGGCTATTTGTAGCTCCAGCTCTACAATAACATTGCTTTCAGAAATTACTACTGAGGAATAACCATGTCGGATAAAAATATTAAAGTGCAGGTACTTCGTGATTTTAAAGATGGGCATGAAGAATTCATTAAAGACGAAACTCGTTTCATGGATGCTGCCCAGGCTGAGAAATTCAAATCGTATGGGTGGGTATCGGTTGAAGGAAAATCCGATACGCCTTATGTCGGGGAAAGAACGCTCAATATTCACAACGGTATTTTAGGGCGGACCGCCCCGAAGATAGGAGAATGATATGACTAAACAAGCCGACAATGCTTTTTACGCGGGCGCTTTTTCATGGCTGTCCACCAACTCAATTCGCATGACTGCATGTTCTGCAGCCCCTGCAAACTACGCCGGCATCGCCGCTGTAGCTTTAGCGACGGCAACAGTAGCAGGCGGTGATTTCACAGTAGGTGCAGGCGACGTGTCTGGGCGGAAAGTTACAGTTGCTGCTAAATCAGGCGTCACTATCGACTCGTCTGGTACGGCGACTCACGTAGTGCTGCATGATAACGACGCTATTTTAGGGTACGTAACTGAATGTGACTCTTTAGTGCTGACGTCAGGCGGCGGTAATACTGTTAGTTTTCCTGCTTGGGATATCGAGATCGCGGCCCCAGCTTAGGAGTAACCCATGAGCAGTAAATCAAACTATTGGGAAAATGCCATATTAGAGTTGCTGTTCAACGCTGACGCAATCCCGAATATTGCCGACAACGCTGGGACCGACCCTTTAACGAATCTTTATGTTTCGTTACATACGGCAGATCCTGGCGAAGCAGGCGACCAGACAACCAGTGAAACAGCCTATACGGGATACGCCCGCGTAGCTGTAGCCCGGACGTCTGGAGGATGGACAGTTACGGCTAACTCCGTTTCTCCGACCGCTAATATTGAATTCGGTGAAGTGACCGCATCTCCAGGTGGGGATATTACTCACGTAGGGATAGGGACCGATGCGTCAGGAACGGGGAATATGCTGTACTACGGTGCGCTATCTCCGAACTTAACATTGTCGGTCGGGAACATCCCGCGCATAACGACCAGCTCAACTATCGTGGAAGACTAATATGAATTTTAAAGGTCTATTTATAGGTGAGACATGTACAGGGACTGGGGCAACTCAGACCCTTGCAGGTGCTTATACACTTGAAACAGGAGTAGACACTTTAGAGTTTGCTGATGCATATGCTGTAGGGGCAGTTATTCCTATTGTATTGCTGGCCTCTAACGGGGTGAACCGAATAGAGGGTGAAGCCTTAGTGGGGTCAGGAACCTTGACAATTACCCCTTGGGTGATTTGGAATGGAACTACATACGAAATTTACGACAATACTGGGTTCACACTTCCCGCAGGAACTCACAAGATTTGGGTTGGTTTAGGGGGTAACAATGTAACAGGTATAAACCCATATGGCTCAGTGCATCGGGAAGGTAATACGATGCAGGTTCCAGATAACATCGTAAGGGCGGACTCCTTTCAAGATTTTAATGGAGGGGGAATTGCTTTCTTTGGGGAGTGTTTTTATGCCTCTCCAGTGCTGTTCAATCGCCTATGTATAAACATTGGAACCGCAGGCGGGGCAGGGGCAACCATAGAGGCTGGTATGTACAAATACCGGGAGCGCAATATTTTTGAAGCTGATTGTGGAGACCCTGGAGCTTCAATAGCCATTGCAGAGTTTGATGCTGAAGTCACAGGCACACAGTTTGCCTCTGTTCCGTTACAGATACTGCCTCCTGGTAGATATTGGTCTGGAACATGGTCAGATGATGCAACCGTAACAGCTTGGAGAAGTCAGGAAAGGACACATTCTGGGTCTTGGGGGGTATATCGTTTTAATAACGGGGGTACTTCTTCTTTAGAATTAGATCCAGCGACGGGTCTTCCTGCCGATATGACAGGAGAATCTCCAGCCAGAGAAGCTCCCTTCAGGGCTCATTTAGTGGGGTTAGGTTATGTTGCAGCGTAACAATAAGGGAAGCTATTTTATAGAGGCATGTGGACTAGCGGGGTACTCCATATTTACAGATGATGGGATACTTAAATATTCTCCTATAGCGGAAGTAGAAGCCCTTTACGAGTCCTTTGATCCTCTACCATTAGCAAAAATCGACGGTGCAGCGCTAATCAACCAAGCTGCTGGGGAAGCCCGTACTCGATATATCACCAGCTTACCAAGCCAGGATGCTACATATCAAATGAAGCTAGATGATAGCTACGCTTTCCTTTCTGCGGGATCTCCCGAGCCTAATTTAGACAGCTACCCTTTCGTTGCTGCAGAGGCCGATGCCAATAACAGCACTGGAGAACAAGCCGCTGAACTAGTCATCGCCACGTACAATCAGTGGCGACAATTGGCAGCGACTATTGAAAATATACGTAGAAAAGGAATCAATGCTGTGAATGCTGCAGAAGAATGGAACCAGTGTTTACCGACAGCTAAAGAGTATGCCGCACAGCTTGAGGCTATCTAATGCTTGGTTGGGGCCCATTAGGTTATGGACCGCTAGGCTGGGGAGCGCAGGGCGGCGTCGTCGAAGATTCGACGGAGACAGACTTCGCTCTGACCGGATCAGCGACAAGCTCCTTTGTTTCAGCTTTTATCACCGAAACTGATTACGCTCTCACCCCCACGGCGACCTTTACGCCGGTCGATGGTTCGTTCATATATCCTGGATTTCCGCCTACGCTTTCGTTGGCTATTTTCAAAGACGTGGTGGACGACTCGGCAGATCCCGCCGTAACGCTGACGTACGAAGACGACTCTTTGTTCGAGTTTAACTTCGAATCTGACATCCTCGCGGGAGGAAGTCCGTTTGACGTGTTCAAAGATAACGGAGGAGCCATATCTCCGTACGTGTTCACCGTGCAAACCGAGGCAGGGTCTATCAGTGGGGACGCTACTAAAGTATCTGCTACCTCTAACAGCACCAATGTCCGTTGGGTCGGTAAGCTGAAAGAAGCGGTATTCCCCCAAGCGGATGATCAAGAGATTCTAATGAGGGCTAAGATCCTTATCAACGGCAACGGTGCCCTGGAAATACAGTTCAGGTCTCAGTATGACGATATAACAGAAGAATACACTGGGTACCGGCTAAAACTAAGTACTCTCGGCGGGGCATCAGATCCGCTGGACGCCGATACACTAGAAGTCCGACTACGTCGTCTGAGGGGTACCGGAACAGAGGATACTCTATCTGGCGGTGGCGGAGCTATTTCTCAGGAATACGCTGAGTGGTTCTGGGTGCGCCTGCAGGCAGAAGATACGGATATAAGATGTAAGATATGGAATTCAGATGACTCCGAGCCCGGTAGCTGGACTTTTGACATCACAGATACCAACATGCTCAATGACGGTCCCGTGACAGACCCAGGGTTCGTAATGATCGTCGGGTTCCATCCGGTGGCGTACTCTGCGTTTACGTATCCTGATATGGCTATAATAGATTACTTTGCAGTAGAGACTAATTCGGCTAACTGGCCGATACCTCTACCTGAGGCTCCGTAATGGCTATTAATCTTTATTATGTCGTCTACCCGGACGGAGAGACCGCCCCAACAGAGGCCGAAATTGTTTCAGGCTTAACCTGGACTACTGCGGTCTACGCCGGCAATGAACGAGCAAACTATGCTGATGGGCAGCAGGTCTTTCCGACGATCACGGATATACCCGCAGGGACTTATCGTGTAGCGTTCGTTGTATACGACAGCTATAACGCCGAATACAGCAACATCGCCATAAGCGACGCTCAGGAAATAACTTCCGACGAACCGGAACTGACGATTGACGCAGCGCTTCATAGCCAAACAGCTGACACGTTGGGACTGAGTACTGCAGTATCTTTGGCCATAGCAGGAGCTACTCACGGTCAAACGACTGATAACGCCGATGTCAATTCCGGGGTCAACCTCGTTGTGGAAGATACACTGCACAGCCAAACAGCAGATGTGTTGACTCTAAGTAGCAGCGTATTATTGGGTACCCAGGACGCTACCCATGGACAAGCTTCTGATACGGTCTCTTTAAGCAGCGCCCATGTCTTAGGAACTCAAGACGCGACGCACGCTCAAACTACTGATACAGTTACTTTGAATAGCGCCCAGAATTTAGTCATCGAAGACAGCGCCCATGCACAGTCCGCTGACGATGCAGATATATCTACAGGGATTATCCTCGGCACCCAAGAAGCTTTGCATGGTCACTCAGCTGATGTGCTGACTTTAGACAGCGCCCATACTCTCGCAACCCTTGACGCCACTCATGGACAATCATCTGATACCGGTTTATTGTCAGCGCAACAGACTCTTATCGTGGAGAGCGCTATGCATGCACAGACTTCTGAAGAACCCGTACTTTCGTCCGGCTTAGCCTTCGCTATAGACGATGCTCTGCACGGCCACACAGCTGATATTCAGACTTTGTACAGCAACATGACCCTTGGTATCCAAGGAACTCTGCACGATCACACAGCCGACTCATTGGCATTGTATGCAGAACTCGTCTTAACGATAGCTGCTGCCCTACATAGCCACGTTGCGGACACTGTAGAACTGGATGCTCTGCAGGGAGTCCACTTGATTATCGCGGATGCTGCCCATGCGCATTCTGTCGACTTGTTGACGCTAACATCGAACCATAATCTCCAGACTCAGAATGCTCTGCATGCACACGCAGCCAACACCCTGCAGGTCTTCGCAGCTCTGTCCCTGGCTATTGAAGATGCTCTGCATGGACACATATCAGATACCCCAGAGCTGTCCACCATAGAAACAGTTCTTTTGACGATACAAAGTTCGATACATGACCATACAGCAGACCTGTTGGCGTTATCAGCAGCTATGACTATGGAGATCCAGGACAGCCTGCACAACCACTCAGCATTGACGCCGGAATTGTCATCAGCCCACAGTCTTGGAATAGACAGCAGCTTCCATACGCAGTTTGCAGATGCGGCGAACCCGTTTGTCGACGCTCCCATGACCGTCCAAGACACGCTCCATGGCCACTTCGCTGACGCAATGGCATTGTCAACCATTTCTGAGTTAGCAGTCCGCAAAGCTATACACAGCATGGAGTCTGACGCCTTAGCATTGTCAACCGCTGTGAATTTAGCAGTGGAGGATGCTTTACACGAAACGTTTTCGGATGACGTGAGGATCTACTTACCAGAAGGTTTGGTAGAACAACTGCGTCTGTCAGTATTTTTTAAAGTAGCGCAGCAACGTCTTGATGTTAAAATACGCACAGAACAGTCCTCTTATCTTCGGGTGAATACCGATGATGCAGAAATTCGCGTTAATTAAGGGGGCTATGATGCCGGATGAAAAATGTAATTCGTTTGTACAATACATCCCATTCATGGGGCTGATTATGGGCAAGGTAGGCCAAACACCGTTGTTTGCAAGGTTAGCTGAAGCAGCGGTGATGTCGCTGGTTGCCGGGGCTCTAGCGATGTATGTAGGGGTAGAGGTACTTAAAGTACAGATCCAAAGCATTGAGAGTCAGATCGAGCAAGTCGATAGGAAAGTCGATTCTGTCGACAAGAAAGTCGAGAAAATAAAAGACGATTTATATATCCCCAGGGGAACGAATCATGTGGACCAAAGAACTGACGAAAGCGGAATTTGATTGCAAGGAAACCGGGGAGAACGAAATGGACCCGGCGTTCATGGAAGCTTTGCAACGCGTCCGCGAAAAATGCGGTTTTGCGTTCCACATCACCAGCGGATACCGTGCAGCTCGGCACTCTGAAGAACGGTATAAGAAAGGCGGGCCTGGGTATCACACAAAAGGCATCGCAGTAGATATACATTTACACAGCGATTTAGCGTATTATTTGATAAAAGCGGCATTCGAGGAAGGCTTCACGGGAATTGGAGTCAGTCAGGAAGCGGGCCAAGCCAGATTTATTCATCTGGATATGCGTCCCCTCTCCGATAAACCGCGTGTTTACAGCTATTAGGAGATAGTCATGCGTAAACCTCGATTAGTACCGGATTGGAAAGAAAGCTACAAGTGGTGGAGCGTCCAGCTCGGCAGCATCGCTGTCTTGTGTGAAGCCCTCTACAGCCTCGTCCCTCAGTGGACAGAAATTCTACCCCCCGAAATTAGCAAGTGGCTTGGCCCAGGGCTTATGCTCTTGGCTGTCGTTGCGCGCCATTTTGAGCAGAAACTATACGGGCCCGAAGATGACCAGAGTTAGAGAAGTCCCTCCAGCATCGATTTTTGACAGCCCGCACTATAAGGCTGAAATGGAGGAACTACAACGCGAAATAGATCTGCGCCGTAAGTACGCGAAAGAAACATATGAATTTAAGGCCGCCCAACGGAAGGCTTCGCTCGAAGGTAAACAGTCTCGTGCGCATGCGGCTAGAACAGCCAGATTGGCTAAAAAATCGGAGAAAAAAATATGAAATTTCTACTTCTACTTGCTCTTATGGTGACGTCGTTAAGTGCCATAGCTACGACAGCGGAATACTCCGATGACCAGACATCATGGTATCCGATCGAAGTGTATACGTCATTCGACTGGGAACGCTGTGTCGCGGGTGCTCAGACAGGATGTGAGTATAAAGAGCCGATGAAATCCCACGTTATTCTTTTTGAAGACCCTCCAATCGTAGAGCCGACTTATATACGGGTAGCAGGTGGCTCTACCCCAGACCCTGTAGATCCAGACCCGGTTGACCCGGTTGACCCGGTTGACCCAGACCCTGTAGATCCTTTTCCTGAACCAACACATGGGATTAGTAGACAAGCACAGACCGGATTATTGAACCAGATGGACAACATGGCCAAAGGCACTGTTCCGAGGGATGTCAATACTTCTTTCACAAACTTCTTGGACGACGCAGAGAATAAACAAAAAGTCATTGATTCGATACGTGAAGATTTGATCGAATTAAATGACCGTCGACAGGCTGATCCGAAATGATGACCACTATCGTAGGGATTGTATCCGGGGTCATTCTGTTCTTATTGGGATTGTTGAAGTACACAACTAAGCAGCGTGATACTGCTCGCAAAGAACGTGATCAAGCTGAACGGAACCACGCTATCGTTAAAAACAGGTCCGAGAAAGAAGATACGCTCGGTAAGAAGCAACAGCAGGTCCAAAAGGAATCCGCAGCCCATGAACAGACGATTGAAGAATATTCTGGTGACGCTCCTCCTGATGACGAGTTTTTTGGGGATAGTCGCTTGCGTCGGGGGGACGATAGTAAATGAAGACGAACAAATCGGCCCTACGTGCTATCCGCCTGTCAGACCCGCTCTTGAGCAAATCAAAGCCAGGGAGCTATGGGAAAAAGCGGGACCAGACCTCTACAAACGACTCAAGCTCCGAGAGGCTCAGATCGTTAGCTGGGCACTCGAAATGGAAGTGATGCTTCAGGAATTATGTGAACAGCCATGAAAAACGTAACTGTAGGCCCGTTCCTGGGTATCAATAACCGCGTTCCAGACACTGAACTGGCAGACGTAGAACGTGGCCGCAAAGTTGGGGACTATCTCCGAAACGCTGTGAACGTAGATATAACTAATTCTGGTACGATCCGTCGTCGCCAGGGCACAGAACTTGCTCAAGCAGGGACAAGTTGCCACAGTCTTTGGGGTGACGATTCCAATGGATACTATGTTGACGGAACAACGCTGTACCAGTTCCCGCGAATTTCTATAAAGACAGGACTTATCCCTGACAACCGGGTAGCATTCACCAAGATTAATAACACTGTAGTCTGGACAGACGGCACTGTGTTAGAGAAAATCGTGGGGACCACTTCCACACGACTGGGGCTGGTTCCTCCGAACCCCGTCCCGATAGTCTCTGCTGCTCAGGGTGGCTCCCTGCCAGCGGGGGTCTATCAAATTGCGTTTACACGTGTGTCAGCGACGGGCGAAGAATCAGGTTCGACATGGCCAGTCCAAATTACAGTTCCTGAGAACGGAGCTATCTCAATTTCTGACGTCACCGAATCGGTTTACATCTATCTTTCAGCTCCGAACGGTGACCTGTTGTTTCTATATGGACCGACGAGTGTCGATACGATCGTACCCGTCACGCCCGACACAGGCGGCGTTCAACTCGATACGTTCGGGCTGGTACCCATGGTGGGCGGCCATATCGTAGGGTATTCTGAAAATCGACTTCTCGTGGCCAACGGCTCTACGCTGTATTACAGCGAACCGTTTTCCCCAGCACTACATAACCCAGCGCGAGGATACATCCCGTTTCCTTCTCGGATTACGATCATGTTGCCTTGCGGCGATGGTGTGTTTGTCGTGGCCGATAAAACGTATTATATCGCCGGGGCAGACATCGATGATTCTCAAGTACAGGAACTGGTACCGTACGGTGCGGTAGAAGGCTCCGGGGCTTATGTAGAAAACTCAGAAAATGTCTGGTGGTTTTCAGATCGTGGTATTGTAGTCGGCACGCCGGACGGGAATATTCAGAATATCCAGGAAGGCAACATAGCCGTAGGTTCAGCGAACTTCGGCGCAAGTATCTATAAAGAGTTCGATGGGGTGCAGCAGATGGTATCGTCACTATTTGATTCAGAAGTGTCACAAGCCGCTGCCGGTAGCTTCATGGAAGCTGAACTTATACGTAAGGAGTCAATGCTGTGAACATGAATGAATTAGCGAAAGCCGGTTTCGTCTACACTGTCGAAACCGTAAACAAGCGTACCGGCGAAGTAGTAGAGGTTAGTGAAGAAACCAATCTCATGCCGGTGCAAGGTATCAACCACATGCTGGACGTAACACTGATAAGCGCCACTCAGATTACTGACTGGTATCTAGCGTTATATGAGAACGACTATACACCGTCCTCTGCAGATGTCGCATCCACATTTCCGACCTTGGCAGGCGAAGCGACGGCGTATTCATCAGCGACGCGGTTGGAGCTGGCACTGGCTTCCGCGAGCGCCGGAGTATCGTCAAATGCCGCTAACCGGTCTGAGTTCGAGTTTACTGAGACTAAAACTATCCAAGGCGGGTTCATTATAAGTACCCCAACCAAGGGAAGCACAGCTGGCGTTCTATTGTCGGCAGTGAAATTTTCATCCCCCCGAGTCGTTGATGATGAATTCATCTTACGGGTAACGGCGGGTCTTAGAATTGTCAGCACTTAATAGGAGAGATTGACATGGCAATTAAAGCATCCACGGGCCTGCGTAACCAATTGATGGATACCGGGTCATTGAAAGGAGCCCTCGACGACGGCTTTATTAATATCTACGCTGGAACAGTACCCGCTACAGCAGATGCTGCGGTAGGAGCTGCAACTCTATTGTGTACGATATCTGTCAACTCTACCGGTACAGGCATCACGTTCGACTCGGCCGCATCTGGAGGCGTGATTTCAAAAGCCCCCGGTGAAGTATGGTCAGGGGTCAATGCTGCGACGGGTACAGCTGCTTGGTATCGACATGTAGGGGATTCAGATGACGGCACCCTGGCAACTGACCAACCACGCCTTCAAGGTCTAGTTGGTGTGTCAGGCGCTGATTTGAACTTGTCCAGTGTATCGTTGACCAGTGGCGCTACTCAAACAGTAGATTTCTACTCTGTCGCTCTACCTACTTTGTAAGGTAGAACGATGGGCCCAGTAGAGTTTACTTTCCAGGACCAGACCAGTCCGTTAAGCGAGGAGATCCGTAATCTCGCTTTCGGGGCTGGCGTCTTCGTAGTTACTACCTCCAGCAGCTCTGTTCTATACAGCGCCGATGGTTTGACGTGGAGCGTAGCTTCTGGGATCACCGGGTCTATAGGCCAGAACCGATTAGTCTGGACGGGGGATGCTTTCTATGTGTCCTCTTTCAGCAATCCTAATTATCTGGTTTATAGGAGTACTGACGGTATAACCTGGACGAACACGTATTCATCTACTACATCGCGCTATACCGAGACGGCAGCCAATGGGTATGCTTACGGCGGACTCTACCGCACGAACAACGGATCTACTTTCGAATCCGCACTCGCTGGTGGGGAAGGAGCACCTTCTCACATTGCTTTCGGGAATGGGGTTTACGTGTCTTCGGCAAATGGGTCGTATTACCGAAGCACCAACGGCACTTCTTTCAGCCAGATAATGGCGCTGAGCAACAGTGGTTTCGGCGGAGAGCCAGTAATATGGTCTCCGGCACGCGAGCAATTTGTCGCGTGGTTGTCCGGCCCAGACGAATTCTCAGAAAGAGGGATGTACATTTCTTCAGATGGTCTGTCCTGGACACTGATGGGTCATGTGCCTCCTGAGTATACGAACTCGCGAGGCATGACAACTGCTGCTGTCGGTAATGGACTTACTATTATAGGGGCACCTGATACCGAAGGATCTTCCGGCACAGTATATCTGGCGGACAACGAAGACATATCCTACGAAGCTAACGAAGTAGATAATCCGTTCTCAGGCGTAGCGTTACACCCAAGATTTCTGGCTTTCAACGGAGAGTTTTTCCTGGCGGCCAATTTTTTATACGCCGATGGTACAGGCGGTTTCGGCTCCCCATCACCTAATGATGTCATCCGTATCAATGCTTCAGCCGGTCCCGTAGAACCTGAGGAAGTCGTGTGTTTTTGGACAGGCTTTAACAAATCCTATGAAGTGTGCGAAGGCATAGGGGGAGGCTCCTATACTCCAGAAGGGTCTCCAGAGACTGACTGGCCGTCCATAGACGATCCCGGCGACGAACTACGAATTTTCGAAACCCTCGATGATCATGGGGGCAACCCGATTGAAGCGCCAGTCCAATACGGGTACCAATTCTTTACCGGCGACGGTTTCGGCGACCCTGAGACAATCCTGTTCATCGCAAAAATCCCAGGTATTGGGGATGCGTCAGACGTTACCTGGGCATACAACAAAGTGTCTGGTTTCGACCGTACGTTCAGTGTGAACCAAGTTATTGGGGAATATGTTGTATTCGATATCCAATTCGACTACGGCGACGACGGATTCAACGACGAACATTTCAGCGTATACGAGTTTGTAGGGACAGCGGGCGGGGTAGAACTGCCGACATTAACACTCGACTTCATTCTTTATTCAGGGCTTTTCTAATGAAGTACCCGAAGCTCCTTAACGGATCTTCACCAGTTGGCGAAGCAATGGTACGGGCTCTGCAACAAACAGATGCTCCGTACCTTACGTCTGTAACGGCTGATGGCATAATGGCT